TATAAGTTCTTTCCTGACCAGCAGACAGAGTATCATATGCAACAGTATCGAGACCAGATTCTCTTTGTACCCAGTCACCGAAAGCACCGAGACCATAATCGGTTTCCTTAGCTTTTGTAGATTTATTTACGTGATAGATTTTAGAGAACTCTTCAGGGAGTTCAGCATAAGTTTCAAAGAAAATTTTTCTTAAACCCGGTTCTAACAGTTTACCAAAATTAGAACTAATATGGGTATTTTGAGTGGTAGGTTGTACAGGAGTCGGCATTAATCTTTCACCTCATTATTAACCCTCCATCCACTGTATGTACTCTTTTTCAGTTAATCCCATACCATGAGCAACTCTTTTCTGCTCTGCAGTAAGTGAAACTGTTTCCTTAACAGGACTGGTTTGTTTAGTAGAAACTGTGGTTCCAACGGAATCCATATCTTTTTCTAATTCAGCTTTTAACTGTGCTCTAGCTTCTTCAATAGCCTGTTGTCTAATGGAATCCACATCAACCTGTTGTCTACCTTGTAATCCTTGGTAAACAAATTCTAAATCTTCAGTTCCCAATTCAGCAGCCTTGTTAAACAAAGCAACTTCATCGATCTCACCATATTTCTGTTTTAACTCGTTCACCTTCATATCAACTTCCATAGCCTTTTGGTTATACATAACCTGTCTAAGCATTTGATTTTCTGGTGTAACGGTATTAACTACAGGTGGGGGAGTACCTTGTTCAGCATCCCTTAATGCCTGAACCAGATGAGGGTTGTTTCTTAAATAATCATATAACTCTTCAGCATCTCTTAATTCTGCACGCTGACGAGCTAAATCCTGAGTCTTTCGAGTATAATCACTCTGACGGAGATTTCCTTGTCTCCACTCATAGATTTGGTCAGCGGTTACATCCCCGATGCCCGGAATGTTGTACACAGAAGATTCTTCTTCTGTTTCGGTAGCCATCTCATCCACTTGTGAGTCGTCAGTTTCAGCTACACTTTCTGACTGTTCAGCCTCTACAGGCTCGGTACTTTCTACGGCTTCTTCTGTGTTTCCTTCTAACTGGTTGAACACTTCCGCATCAATTGCAGTACCTTCATAGTTTTCTAAACTCATAATTCCTCCTTGGAGTCCCTATCGGGTTATTCCACTCCTAACATATCTAGGAGTTCGGGATTAGATTGCAACAGCTCTGCCATTGCTTCATCATCAAGTTCAGCTATTTCACGGAGAAGTTCAGGTGGCAGTTCTCCAGTCTTATCTAACTGGTTCTGCATTAAATTGGCTTCATCCATGCCTTGTTCATAGCCTTGATTCATTAAGTTTGTTCTCTCCATTTCCTGCTGTTCTTGTTCGGCTCTGGAGTACAAATCTTGAACAGCTTTCTGAACTTCCTGCATTTGTTGACTAAGCATTCCTACTTGTTCCATTGCTTGGTTATTCATTTGCTGTTGTTGTTGCTCTGCCATTCTTTCTTCCTTCAATCTTTGGAAATACTGCATGACAAGCTTTTTATTTATATCAGGCAAATAATCAAGAACTGCTTCTCTAGGAACACAAGGCATTCCATCTTCAGCAGGTGTCTGCATCAGTCTAATCATCTGATCCAGCATATTTGCCCTAGAATTCTGCATGACAGAAGCGCCTTTGACTTTAATAATGTAGTCGTGTTTCAGCTGTCTGTCAGGAGAAATTTCTAGCATTTCATAGGAACCTTCAGTACCAGTCATAGGCATATTACCCATCATTGGATTATTAGGCGCCATTTCCATACCATTCAATCCCATTTGGGGAAGTTGAGAAGTTTCATCCAACTTCTTAGGTACTAATCTATTAAACTTCCAGAATTGTTTAATTCTTTCCAACCATTCAGTACCTAATTCACCCAATGCATTTTCATGCAAGGTAACCTTAAGTCTGATTCTGGTTTGAGCTGCTTCTTGCAATGCCATAATTGCAGATGCGGATTGAATGCCGGAAGGAGTCTGACCTCTTGTAACATCATGGATACCAGAAACCACTTCAACATCATTCTTCAATCTTTCAATCATTTCCGAGACGTACATGGGCATTGCAGGAGGACCGTCTCTTCTAACTTCAGAACCCGGATTCTTTCTAATAATAAGACCAGGTCTGTTGGTCAGTTCTCCTTTGGGAATACCGGCATTCTTATCAATAATCCACTGCATATTCGCAGTGTGTTTGGCGTTGTCAATAACCTGATTGTATAAATCATTGATTTCTCTCTGAGGAGACATCAACCATTTAACTTCGCCTTCACCCCAGAATTGGAAAGGTACATCTATATCTTTAAACAGGAAGAATGGGAATCTACCAGTGTTATAAGGATTTTGTTTATCTTCCAAAACTAAATCTAACTCTGGAGCAACTGTAATAACTCTTCCTTTCGGATATTTACGTTTCTTTTCACCAGTCTCTTTATCATCAAAAGTAGTGTAATCTCTGCACCACATTTCAAGTACTAATACCTGATTATTAAGACTGGCATTCTCATTTCTGTCATTTACCAATTCAGAATAATTAACATCACTACCATAAATCCACTTCGCTTTACTAGGATATTTCTCTTTCAGCACATTTACATGAATGTAATTCGCATAAATAAGGTATTCAGCGTCCTCTACAGAAGTAGCAAGAGGATCTGGAAAAAGATTGAATGGAGATACAGGAATAGGAGTTACATCGCCATCTGCACTAGTTCTTCTGTCTTTTTTATACTGATAAGGCAGCATAATAATAGAAGTTCCAAGCGCAAATGTATAAATGCTGTTTGCAAGGCAGATTTCCTGCATGTTGCTTCTATCCCATTCCCAGTCTAAAATCGTATTCATGTCACTGGCATACTGCATACCTTCAGCAGTAACAGGAATAGCTTCAAATTTAGGGTTTTGGTCGAATAATACAGGTCTCATACTCTCAATAGAAGAGTAGATAAAGTTACTTACATGGTTTGTTTTATAAGAAGGAATATGCTTATTTTTCTCAAATAAACTATTATCCCACGCATTCAGGTAAGTAAACCATCTTTCTGTATAACTAGATTTAGCAATCATTGCATCCCTAAATTTTTTATATACATCAGAGGCAAGTAGTTTCTCTTTTTCAGGGATTTCATTGATATTACTCTTATTATCCTTTGCCAAACTTTCTCACCTCCTAAATGGAATATTCACTCTCAATTTCTTCAGATTCAAATAATTCATCTATAATCTCAGGTACATCAAATGAACCTTTTTTAATAACCCTCAGCTCATCATCTCTACTGATTTCAGGCATATAATCCTCGCCTTTTCCTTCTAAAAATGCCTGTAAAGCAATAGCTAATGACATTACACAGTCATCGTGTTTACCTTCCTGAGCATTTGTAGAACCATTCTCTTCAATAATGTAGGAATATAATTCACTAATAATATCCATATCCCACAAACCAAGAAACATCTCTCTGATGTATTCAGCCAATCTATCTATAGCAATCGGCTTTGTCTTTCGGTTTGTGCTCCATCCTAATTTTTTACTTACTGTATCGTTGAATTTGTCGTAGGATTTTGAATAGAAAAGATTATAATATTCCTGATTCGCAATGGATTTTAGAGTTGTTAAGCCGTGGTTATTATTTTCCACAGCAAGATAAGCTCCATTATATAGCATCCCGATTTTAACTAATTCATCACCAAACAAGTCTGGATCTATATGTCCTCTCCATTTAGCAACTACATTTAACTCATCATCCATAACTGTAGCTACACTGAAGTCTCCAGTTGCCAAACCTTCGGCAACGTCACCACCAACAACGTAATACTTACCATCTTCTGGCGGTATCCAAATCTTAAAATTGCCTTTCTTGTGTTCATTCAGCGTAATATGAGAACCAACTCTCAGCAAATCACAAATAATCTTAGGTTCTCTAGCCTTCATTTCGTACTGTTTAACCGCCTTTAAATCAAATCTCGGTCTACCAGAGGAAATAAAAGCTTCATCGGGAGTAGCAGGATATTCTTGTTTGAACATATCCTCATCTCCGCCACAGTTATTCGCTATACACCATTTTCTCCAATATAACTGTTCATAAGTCAGGTTGAATTGTTCTTTCAACAGCCATTCATCCGTATGTACTTCTTTTCCTTTTTCATCGAGATGAACAGCATCAACTTCTTTAATAAAATTAGTTCTCATTCTCTTGGTTGGGAATTCCATAGAATAACTCGGATCCTCAAACCAAGGAAAAAATATAGGGGTGAAGTCGTTTTCCCCAGCCACAGCTGCGTACCACATATCATAGAAATATCCACCAATACCATTAGCTGTACTTTCTAAACAAACGAATGTATTAGGTTCGTTAGGTACACACTGCATAAGTGCTGTCATTGTATTTTTAGCATCTGGGAAGAATGCGATTTCAGAAACATGAATGTTATGATAGGTGCCGGAACGACCTGTATCGGCAGTACCAGCAGTTGCGATTGTGATTTTACTTCTAAGCCCCGGATCAACTAGCTTTTCCTCATCATTTGCGGTTGGATTCTCAAAGCTTAATTCCTTACCATTCGAATACTTTTTCATCGGTCTTATCGCCATTGGGCATTCCTCATAAAAAAGCTTCGACATATTGAAGAGGTTTGTAGTAGCCTTATCTTCATGGGCAATAATCAAACTATTTCTTAATTCATTATTAGAAGTATCATGATAGATATAACCTTCAGTGAAGGTAGACATTCCAAGCTGTCTTGCTTTTAGAATAATATATCTCTTTGGTTTGCCGTTTTTAGTGTCCTCGTCAATAATAGCATTGAACTTTAATTGAGCAGAATTTGGTTCAAAGGGAACGAGCTTGCTCTTCTTATCTCTTATTTTCAAGAAGTTCCGCATGAACCAAATCCTGTCCGTTTTCAAACGTTGTTGGAATAATTCATACTTACTCGCCATCTGCCACCTCCTGATATTCGGTAACATCTACTACCGTATCTCCCATAGTGGCTTCAATAATATTCTTCAATTGTTCTTCTCGAGTAGTAACCGTCTTGTCAACCTTGATGGATGTTTGAGCTTTATGACCGCCTCTATCCAGTATATCTTTTGCAGCCTGATAGCGTACCGTATCCATATCACTATCAAGCAGTTCATATAGGGTAGAGACGGCTTTATGTTTCAACGCACCCAAGTCACTGTTGACTTTGACAAATTCCCGTTGTTGTATCGTATTAATAACCTTCTGAACGTTTTCATCTAATAACCACGCTCTTACAGTATTTGCAGATACACCAACAATCTGAGCGATTTTAACCTGAGTATATTGACCTGTTAAATACAGCATAATCATTCTAAGTTTAGCCGGATTTAACTTATCCATAACTTCCTGAGGCAAACCAGAAAAGAGAGATTCTTGTTCTTCCGTCATTGGAAGAGTGTTTTCCTTTTCCATATTCTCACCTCTAAGTCTTAATCACCTGTAATAACAAAATCTCATCTCCTTTACCTTAATCTCTCATCAATACTAACTTCTCTATCGTCAGTAATGATTTCTACACCAGTAAAGTCGGTCTTTGGTGGAGTCTCAGGAATATCAAATAATCCATCCTCATCCATCGTTTCTCTCATCTTCTCCATCCGTTTTCTATAAGCTTCAACATCATATCTACCTGTTAAAAACGGATCTACATATTCCTCTTCCTCTTCATCTTCTATAACTCTTCTAGAAGCAAACAAAGAAGAAAGGAAAAAGATAATGGGTCTTAAGGTATTAATAAAAGTATTAAATATAAATAAACCAATTAAGACGGTTAAGAAGATTGTTAAAACCGTTAAAGAAGTGAATAACATATGTTAATCTCCTTTATATTAATATTTTTCTTGGTTTGTTTTTAACAATCTACGAAGTAGATTGTAACCCAGCTTCGCTGGGTTTAAAAGACATATATGCTTTTGGTTTGTTTATAATTTTGCATATGTATCTTTTAAACACGGCGAGTGGGCAGACTTCTCCCGTGGACTACAGGTCTCAGGACGGGCAGAAGACCTGTGGAGATAAACCATATTCAATTTTTAAGAAGTGCAGAGGGAGCCGATGAACAGCCCCTCTGACTCTGCCCGTCCGTACTAGTACGAGAAAAGAAAGGGTAGTCCAATTCCTTCTTTCACCCTATAACACCCCAATTTCACCGAAATATTCATTTTTTCTTAAAAAAATCTAAATAGTTATATTCCTGTAACATTACACCACAACATATAGTAGGTATATGGAGAGTCCTCAAAACGTCTCTAGATTAAGGCAACTTTTAACCCCCTCCCCCAATTAACCCACTTGTAGGAGAGTTGTATAAGAGTTGTCGGAGTAACCCCCCTCAATAATTGCATGAACGCTAGAAATAATAAAAGAACCAACTACCCTTCGGTAAACCGACGCAACAAGTACCTGCTTCGTTCCATCCCCGGGTAGCTCCCCCCTCCACCCATCAACGACCGACCACGTACCCAATCAAATCACTCACCGCCGTTGTGGTACCGACCACCCATGTTCCTAAATTTGTGACGACCATAGTTTATATCATTGCACAAACAAACCAGCACAACATTTTATCTATGGGTGGTCTAACCATTTTCATTTTTGAAAGGACGCTGTTTTGCAGGGCAAACCAGCGTGGTAGGTTTCAATTGACAACTTATTTTTATTTATTTAAATCCGCTTTTGCGGTAGAAAGGACTTCGTCATGTTAACACCTAAAGCTTTCAATGAACAGTATGTTGCACCTATTATGGCTCGGTTCGAGAATACTGAGTATGTCGCTGAAGTTTGCGCTGACAACTTCTTCACCAACTCCTTCGCTGAATGGCACAGAACATGTGCTGACGCTGTTGCTGACTTAATCGGTCTTGGTTGCACCAGACGTGGCAACGTTCAGAAACTGTTGAACCTCAAGACTGAAATCCTCGAGGCTCTTTGGCAAGAACTGCCGAAGGCAATGGGCATCGATTGGGAAGACCTGCCAGAACATCTTCAGTAAGCACCGTATAAACCCAGCCTCACGGCTGGGTTGGTAAACATTAATATGTGAATTTATTTTATTTTTATAACCGAAAGGAGAATTATTATGTTACGTATCTTAAAAAACTTTGCATCCGCTGTATCCGAATTCATCTTCCTCCTCACTTATTCTTGGTTTGCTGAGGAAGTTGAGGAAGACGAACACTGGCTCCCATATCTCAAGTTGGGCTGCTGGGAAGGTGTCGAACCCCTCATGTCAGCCTTTGGTGGCGAATTCATGGACATTGACTGTGGTGATGGCGTTACCTACCGTTCAGGTTCTGCCATCATCATCGAACCAAGAGAAGAGGAAGTCGTTATTCCGTTCTAGCTGTTATAGGGGCGCTGATCGCGCCCCGGTAAATATTAATTATCAAATCAAAGAAAGGAGAAATTACTATGAAGAATTATTACAAGTACTTTCAGCCAGAAGAAGGCTACGCAAAAGATTGTATCGCAGGTGTTACTGGATGCTGTTGGTTCTGCATCATGGGAATGGTTGGCGAATGTGAAGCATATGGTGGAACACCATGTAACGAAGGAGAGGAGGAAAACAAATGATTATTCTTGGTTCGATGAGAGACGTGGCTAGAATGAAAACTGAATGTGATGTGGTTTTTGCTATCGTTCGTAGCTACAAAAAGCCGATTGAAGGTGTTACACAGTGCGCTGTGCTTTCACCTTCATATAAGCTGTTTACCCAGTATCTCCAGTGGAAGAAAGATGGAGTTTGGGGTAATGAAGCTTTTAAGATTTACAAAAGACAATTCTTGAAAGAAATGCAAAGTGAAGAAGCCAAGAAAGCTTTGAACATGCTGTGGAAAGGCAGTGAAAGAAAAGGTTATAAGATTGGCTTGGTTTGCTACTGCAGTGACAGGCATTTGTGCCATCGCACAATAGTTGGTGAGTTGCTTGCTGATGCAGGATGTGAAGTTATATTTGAGTAATAAAAGGGAGGCGTGAGCCTCCCTTGGTAATTTTTAATTATTGAATTTGGAATCTGAAAGGAGTTGATGTTATGAGGTTCCGTGATGAGTTTTATTTCTTAAGTAATATGTTCCCTGTTGAGATTAAGATTGGGGAATATACTTTCAGCTGTGCCGAGAGTGCTTTTCAGGCGAGTAAATGCTTATTGCCTGAAGATAAGAAGAGATTCGAAAGCCTTAATGGATTTGAGGCTAAGAAGTTAGGACGTAAGGTTAAGCTCCGTCCTGACTGGAATGAAGTAAGGATACCGTTGATGAGACGTATCCTGAAGATTAAGTTCTCTCATCCTGATTTAGCTGAGAAGTTAATGAAGGTTGAAGGTGTCATTGTTGAAGATAATACTTGGAATGATACCTTCTGGGGAAAGTGTAGAGGTGTTGGTGAGAATCATCTTGGTTTGATTCTGATGGAGTTGAGGGAGAGGCTTATAACTTTTTAAAGCCTCGTTCCTCGGCTTGGTAGATTTTAATTGTTGATTTTATATTTATTATTATTCAAGGAGGTTGCTATGTTTACATTATTGGTTGCTGGTAGTCGTGATTATGCAGACTACGCTGAGTTCGAGAAGGTTATGGACAAGTTGCTGTCAAATCAGACAGAAGTTCAGATTGTGTCAGGTGGCGCTAGAGGTGCTGACCACATGGCTGAAGTTTACTCTGCCACAAGGCACATCAAAATCAAAGTGTTTCCTGCTGATTGGAAGCAGTACGGCAAGTCGGCTGGCTACAGACGTAATCGGCAGATGCATGAGTTCCTTGCCAACTTCAAGAATAGAGGTTGCATTCTCTTCTGGGATGGCAAGAGCAAAGGCACTCAACACAACATCGGCTTAGCTGATGAATTTGATACGCCGTTACGCATCTGGCGCACAGACGAGAAGCGGATGTACAGAAAGACTAAGTAGAGAGGAGGTGAGCAGATGTTCATCGAATTCGACTTTGAAGGCTACGTGCCTTCTGAGAGTCCCGTCCTGTCGGATGAGGAACTCCAGTTCCAGTACTTTCTGGAGCTTGAAGCTGGAGTTTACGACATGCGTGACGAGGACTAGTTGTTACTGGGAGCCGAAAGGCTCCCTCATTATTTTAACTCAAATCAGAAAGGAAATAACATGAGTTACACATTAAAAGCAGATGGTTATTGGGCAACATTAATCATCTATGACGAAGACGGAAAAGAAATTAAAACTCTCAAATGCGAGAGCGTTCTTCCGTTATTACATTATGTAGAAAAAATGACTCTCACTAATAAATAAAAAAAAGATTGAGAGTTAGTAGAGGATGAATCTTACGATTCATAAAAATAAATAATCAACAAATAAAAAGATTGAGAGTTGGTTATTTACAAAATTTAATTCATTTAAAAAAGTCCTGAACAAATCAGGCAGAAAGGAAAAGACAATGTTAACAAGAGAAATGTACGAAGAAATGCTGAACCACGGTATGAACAACGCTCAGAACAAGAAGGCAGAAGGCAAGAACGCTCCTGCAAACACAGAAAACTTATCCGCTAAAATCGGCGAACAGATGGCAATGCCGGGAATGCCGAATTGGCAGAACGTAGGCAAGAACAAGCCTACAGAAAAGATGATTGCTGGCATCAAGAAGATCGCTGGTCTGAAAGGTGTCGAAATCGATACTGCAAGAATGCAGACATTCGAAGACGCTAGAGCTTACATGGATGAGCTGTATAAGCTACCGTTCGCTCAGACAGAAAACAGAATTCCGCTGAGCCAGAAACAGAAAGATAAGATTGAAGAGCTTTGCAACGAATGCAACGTTCCTCTGCCTGACTTCGATACACTCGAAGGAGGCTTCAATAAATCTGGTTCTCAGTTTATCCAGAAGCTGTTACAGATGAGAAATGAGAATAAGATTTCTGGAAATCAGCCTCTTCCGTCTGTCAAGCAGATTGAAGAAATCGTACGTTATCAGCTTTGTCCTGATGTTTGCGCTCACAACGCCAATGGCAAAGCGCTGACAGAAAAAGATGCTGAGAAGATGACAAAGCAGGAAGCTTATCAGTACATTGCTGAACACAGAAATGAATACTATGCTTGGATTAAAACGAGAGCTAGTATCGAGCAAATCAACAGAATTGAGCAGCTCAACAAGATGATGGGCTGTCCTGAGATGAGCTATGAAGTCCTGATTCAGTTCGATACAAATCAGGCTTCCGCTTATATTACTCAGCTTGAATCTGAGTATAACCGCAAAGACTGGAATGAAACAAGTCTTGAAGCTGAGGATGATTACCTGAACGATGATGTACGTCATCGTCATCATCCTGAAAACGTAGAACAGAAAGCATTGGATGATTGGAAGACAATGTTAATCAGACTCTATATGGAGTGTAACATGGAATTCGAAGAAGAATCCATGCACTCCGATGACCCGATTGCTACTGCAAAAGAATTGGCTGAACTGGCTGTATTCTACTCTAACGCTAAAACAGTTGTAAACATTATCAACGATAATGAAAGCTTAAGCGAAGAGCTGAAGGATGAAATCTTAGCAGACATCCTGCCCCTCGCTTAATGAAAAAACGCGTCACTCATATTATACAATGGGGTTACCAGAAATGGTAGCCCCTATTTTTTTTTGGTTCGTTACAAATTTGATACCGCCCTCGATACTTAGGTAAAAATACTTAGGTATTGAGGGCTTTTTTTTGTTGGATTTTATCCCTAAATGGGATATGAATCCATTCACATTTAGGCATTTATGCTACGCACTGGGAAGAATCCCAGACCCTCACGTGGTTATAGCAGGTCAGGTTAGCCTAGCCCGTCTCCGTTAGATCCGCTCCGTTGAGAGTTAGAGTAGCTCCTAGGAAGGGAGGTTTTAGGACAGGAATGTGCTGCCGACTTATAAAGGAAAGGAGGATTAGTTAAATTAAATAATTATAGTATTGAGAGTTTTCTTTTTTCGAATCTTCTCAGGAGAAAGAAGAGTCGGAAAAGAAAGGTTTCCCTCCGGTTTCCCTCCACGGAGGAGGACGGTTTTCCTCAAATCAAAGAGAGAAAATTGATGAAAATCAACATTTCGGACTCCTTTTAACCATATAAACTCTCTTTGGTTTGTGTAAAGCCGTTATTTCACTAAAAATTCAATAAAAAAGGAGAAAAACAATGGATAATTATGAAGAATTAGAAGAACTGTACAAAATGTACGAAGAAGGTTATTACGTTTATTACTCGGACGGATTAGAACACTACATCTAATCAAAGAAAGGAGAAATCAACATGATGAAAACCGAAGAAATTAAGGCAATTCAGAGAAAACAGTGTAAATGTAACGGTAGATGTAAAATCTGTAATTGTCGTAACAAATCAGCGATCCACAAAACCATTGTAACATAGTTTTTTCCTTTTTGAGGGAGTATTCAGAGAAATTTTGAATATTCCCTCCACCTTTAAGGTGTTATAAGTTGAAAAAATTAAATAAATGGTATTGAGAGTTTGGTTTTTATGCCTTTTAGGCTTAAACATAAATGTCATAACAAAATATTAAGAAATTGAAAGGAGAAAGAATTATGACAACAGTAAAATTTGTAAAAATGCCGGGTGAAATCAGAGAATTTGCAGTAGAAGAAACTACTACAGTAGCAGATCTCTTACAGATGGCAGGAGAAGAAGCTAACAACGAAATGGAAATCAGAGCAGATGGTGACCCTGTTACCTTAACCGATACCGTTTCCGGCTATACGTTAGTTTCCGTTACAAAGAGACTCAAGGGAGCTAGATAGTTTTCTTGGTTTGAGAGTCAGTGGTGAGATACTGCTGGCTCTCCTTTAACTATTAAGAAAGGAGAATAACTATGGATACACCTATTGGTATTACAAAGTTTGAAATCAAACAGTATTTAAACATAGTAGACACAACAAAACAAGAATATGAAGATGAGTTAAGCAGACTCAAGAATGATTTGAGATACGCAACAATGCAGAAAGTTCATTATGAAACAGAATTTGAAACATCTGAAGATGTTCTTAACCAGTACAAAACATTCATGAGATTTCCGTTCAAGAAAGACTGCGTTCCTTATAGAGTGTTATACGATGCTGCGCTACAAGCAGAATCAAATTATATGTATCACAGTAGTGAAATTCAGTATTATGACCAGAGAATTGATTATTATGAAAAAAGAATAGAGGCAACTCAAAGAGCATATGATACATATCTTGCCAATTTAAATGAAGAAAAGGAAGCTGAAAGTGAAGGAGTAAAAGAATTATTAGAACAAATCAGAACTATTCATAACTTTAGTTTTATTGAAGATATTTATTATAACGACGGAGCTTTAACTTTCAAAACAAATAGGTTAATTATGACAGAGCCTATTACTGGAAAAAGATTTTTATTAGGTAATGCATATATTAAATTCTACAATTGCAGGAGTATTGTAGATAACATCAGAATTTCTACAAATAATGTCAGAATAGCCTATGAACAAAGTGATATGTATCACCCTCATGTATTTATGAGTGGCAAACCATGTTGGGGTAATGCATATAATGATTTGGTATTAGAAGCCGAAAGAAATGATTATATCTCTATGATACTGACAATCGTTCAGTTCTTACAGACAGCAGATATTACTGATGAAGCAGGAAGATTTATTGCTGCATGGGATGAAGTAGATGATAACGATATTATTGAAAAATCTGGTGAGCCGGGTTTTGTACTATACGACAATGGAGACGTAGGCGAACCAGATGCAGAACGCTGCGAGTGTGCAATTTGTGGATTTAGAGGTTATTTAGATGAAATGAATTATTGCTATGATTGCGAATCATATGTGTGCGATGATTGCAATAATTACATTACAACATGGGACCATATTAATCAGAATATCTGCAATGATTGTATTGATGAATGGACTACATGTTCTAAGTGTGGTTTGTATGTGAGAAATGAAGAAGCAGAAGAAGTTGATGGTGAAGATTATTGTCCGCATTGTTATGCAGAATTAGAAAATGAAGAGGAGGAATTCTAATGTTTAAATCAACAAAGACAGCTCCAACCAAAAAGAGAATGGAAGAAAGAACGTGTGACGTTCCTAAAGTATATATTACATATGAAGCTTTATTAAAGATGAATCAGATTGTTAATACATGCACGGCTGAAGTAGGTTGGTTAGGCAGTGTAGTAAAGAAAGATAATGAATATTATGTAACAGATATTTATTTAATGAAGCAGTTAGTTACAGGAGTAACAACAGAATTAGATGAAGAAGATTTACATAACTTCTTCCAGAATCTAATTATGACAGATCCAGATAAATATAACTCTATTAAGCTATGGGGTCATAGTCATGTAAAGATGCAAGTAAATCCTTCAGGACAGGATGACGAAACATTCAAAGAGTATTATCAGGATAATCCATTCTTCATCAGATTAATTGCAAATCAGAAAGAAGATATGAGAATTGATATTGCAGTAAAAGAAGATGGATTTGTTTATTATGATATTCCATGGGATGTAGTATATCCGAATAGCGTAATCGAAGCAATGCAGATGTACGCAGAAGCAAGCGATGTTCTCAAGCAGGCAGAAGAAGCAGTAGTCAAAGCTAAAGAGAATATTGAAAAATCCTTCAAGGATGAGATTGATGAAGAAATCAAGAAAAAAGTAGTAAAGGAAAGTGAAGTTAGAAGAAGTACAAGCTTACCATATAATTGGGGTAGTAACGAATATGAAAGTTATTACGATTATTATTATGGATATGGCACATATGATGAAGAAGATTATATGCTTCACATTATGCAAAAGTGTGATACAGGTAATAAGGTGAAGATTACTGAAGGAAACACTACATCGTTTGTAAATGTTACAGATGCATTTGAACCATTAGAAATCATCGAAGCAGGTGCAGTCTGTAGAAACTGGAAAGGGTTACGTGACTACTTTGTAGATGATGAAAGAGTAAGTACTTATACAAAGAAAAACTATATTGATTTGTTTAATGAAATCGTAAAAATCAATAAGGAATATGAAAGGAGAACTGCATCATGATTACAGATTATAGAAAACAGAGTGAGCTGATTGAAGTGGTAGATTTTGATATGCCGATCCACGTTATTGGAGCAGGAGCATTAGGCTCGTGGCTCGCATTCTTCTTAATGAAGATGGGATTTAAAGATATTAATGTATATGATTTTGATGAAATTGAAGAACATAATTTACCCAATCAGTTTTATAGAGAATCTGATATTGGCAAACCAAAGGTATCTGCATTAAATGATATTTGTATTGATTTCTTTGGTGAAGAAGATTGCCTGAGATTAAAGCCGGCAATCAAGAAAGTAAATAAGAGTAAAGCCAGAGAATTGAGTGGTGTAGTTTTCTGTTGTGTAGACAGTATGAAAGCACGGAAGTACATCTATGAAGAATGTTATAAGAACGGAAATGCAAACATCTTCATTGAAGGTCGTATTGGTTTGTTTGGTGCATATATTTATACGTTACATGGTCAGCCAGGAAACTATGAAGAGACATTATATGAAGATGAAGAAGCTGAAGTAAGTGCATGTGGTATCAGTCAGACAGCATTACCTAGCGCAGTAAATTGTGCAAGCTTAATGTTGATGTCAATGATTAGTTGGTATAGAGGTAACAATGTCGCATGGCAGTTAAGATACCAGATTCCTGATTTAATGACTTTTTAGGAGGTGATTGAGTGCTTATTGGTTTGTGTTTCGTAGCATTCATTGCAGGAATTGCTATTGGTTCGCATTACAAGGAGCAATTCATTTATGAAGAGCAGAGAAGAAAAGCGAACAAATTAAGAAACGAGCTAATCACTGAAGGTAGAAAGAAAGAGTATACCGATTATATTTGGAGGTGTCAAGATTAATGGAAAACGCTATCAGAGAATTAGAAACAGTTTGTAACATCATGACAACAATTATGGAATCATTAATTCCATCTGCACAATTAGCAATAGCACTGACATTATTAGATCAGGCAAGAGAATCAAATAAAATGAGTGTTGAAGAATTTGTGAAAGATGTAGTACCGGAAATGAGAAAGATGGATGAATTATTCCCATTCGAGGAGAGAAAAAATGCTGAAAATTGAAAGAATAGATATTAACGGATTCCAAGCAGCAATCCGTGGTATGAGAAATCCTATGAATAGCTGGGACAAATCAGATAGTGGTTCCATGGCATATCCTGAATGTTTTTATGTAGGTAATAACGATATAAAGTTAATGAAACAGCTAACATCTGCAGGAGATGACCACAGTAAATTCCTGAGAATGATAACGGTCACATGCGACATCGCCGCACCATTATATTGGTGGAAAGAGTTTGATACATATAAGGTTGGTACAGTAGCTAATAGCTGTTCAACAATGCATAAAATCCACACCAAGGAATTTACGGATGACGATTTCAGTATGGAACATTTAATTGAGGATGATGACAATCATGCTTCGTTCGTTAGTTCTATGCATAGAACAATTGCAGATTTAAACACAGCAAGAGAACTATATTTAAAAACCAATGACAAAAAATATTGGTGGCAGATGATTCAGTTATTGCCGTCTTCATATAACCAGAAGAGAACGGTGCAGTTAAACTATCAAGTATTAAAAAATATGTATCATGCTAGAAGAAATCATAAATTAGATGAGTGGCATACGTTTTGTGATAGATGTGAAGAGTTACCGTACTTCAAAAAAATTTGTATAGGAGGAGAGTAAATGAATAGAGATGAAAGATTAGACGCATTATTTGAGGAATTACGACCTATCTTTAACAAAATGGATTTTATTGAAACAATGTCATTTGTATGCCTTTTGGTTTATAGGCTCTACTCAGATACACCAATGAGTAGAGAAGGAGTCATGGATGCTATCAACTACGCCTTAGACCAGCAGGAAAAGATGGAAAATACAGATGATAAGCAGATTACTATTAAGTTTGAAGAGAAATGAGTATTAAAAATTTAATTGAAAAATGGGAGAACCGCTCCATAAAAGAGATACTGTTAGATAAGTACATCGAGCAGGATTTAACTATCCCTCAGATAGCTGATGAATTAGGCGTTTCGGTAGGAATCGTCCACAAATGGCTGAAGGACGAAGGGATAGATAAACATAAAAATTTATTTAAAAATTTTGAACATTTCGGTTGAACTGAGGTGTTATAAAGTGAAAGGAGAATTAAGATGAACGAACTGGAAAAAGCAATCAAAGGGTTCAATGATGAAATCGAAGCAGCGGAGATTGAAATCGCTGGACAGAAGAACATTATTAAGACTTGTAAGTCTAAGATTAGACAGCTTGAAAAGATCCAGAAGAAGTTGACTGATTTGTATGTCTAGTAAGATACTCTTCCTCTACGATAAGTTGATGACAAAGGAAGAACAAACCAAGATAGGTATTGATTTAGACTTCATAGGATATGGAGTAACAAACGCAAAACTATATTTCTTCAATGATGATAAGAAGAAAAGACTATTTATAAACCCAGTGAAAGGAGGCTCAATAGAACTAGTATACGGCGGAATATATAAACTTGATAATTATGAAACTAATAAACACAAGTTACATTCCTACTATAATAATTCTATTCCATTTACTGGGTTTTCTTTTCGTGAAGATATTTACGTTCCAGAAGATATTAAAGTCGAACCAATAATATTTCATAGTTTAGAAGAAATAGAAAAATGTACATATCAGAGATTAGATAGTATTGAGTGTTTTTGTTTTGTTGGTAATCTTCAGAATAAGAAGATACAGCATTCATTAAGTAGAGGAAAGTACTACAGAAGATTCTCAGTCGATGCAAGGAATTTTATTAAACTTGTAGGTGAAAGAAATGGAAGTAAGATATTATGAAGGATTGAGAGATGGTCTTTGGCAGGTATTAGTTATGCTTAATGGTTTGATTAAGGATACTAAAGAAATGCCTGAAGGAGATATAAGAGCAGCATACAGACAAGTTAAAGAAGCATTAATGGCTACCATCTCTATGACAAATGACAAAATTTTTACAATAAGAAAGGAGATTGAAAATGAGTTGGGATGATGTTGAAAGACAGGGTGGCGAAGGTACAACTACTGAAAAGACGCCATACACAAGATTTGAAAAGGGAGCAACAATGATTCGAATTCTGGATAACGATCCGCATTCGTTCTGGAGTCATTGGTTACAGCAGCAGAAGACAAGTATTACTTGCCCCGGTAAAGGTTGTCCTATCTGTAATGTAATTGCTCAGGCAAAAGCTAATAAGACTCAGGTACCTTATAGTTCTACACAGAGACACGCAGTCAGAGTATGGAATTATAGTACCGAAAGAATGGAAATCCTTATTCAGGGCAAGAAGTTCTTCTCTGATTTGCTGGCTTTACATAGAGAAGTAGGAGACATTACTACTTATGATATTAAAGTAATCAGAAACGGTGAAGGTACAGATACTACTTATATGATTTTACCGCAGACGCCAAAAGAGTTTGAACATGGTGATGAAGTGGAAGAAGTAAATCTGGCAGAAGTATTACACGCTCCAACCAATGAAGAAATCCTGCAGTTAATGGAAGGTAAGACATGGGATGAAATCAACGGTACTAGTGAGATGAGCGCTTAATGCCGAGAGAGTTAGTAAAATATCTAATATCTACATTTCAATTAAAGAACGTCAATTGGGCTATGCAAACTAAACTTGCAAAGACCCTTTTGACGTTATATAAATTCTCAGATCTAACCTATGCCATTAACTATTACAAAACAAAAGGGGTTAACATATATTCTCTTGGTTGGTTTTTAAATGAGAAAAATATGAATGAAGCTATGTCTTCGAGAATGGCAGATATGAATTCTCAGGACAGCGAACAAAGTGGTGATAGAAATAGACAACGAATCGAACAACTTGACAAACTTCAGCAAGCCGAACGTGGAGAGGACTATCCTAGCTTCCTGTTTGCAGAATCCGAAGAATCTGATTGAAGTAAAGGATAACGAAGTATCAGGAGATATGTTCCTAATCGAAGCAAACAGATATATATTCTTCGCAATTGAATATCTCAATTCAAAGAATCTGGAAGCTTCGGCTATGGCGGTGTTAGAAGTATTAAAAGATAAACACGCAAAGAAGGTAGTAGAGGACTTTGGTGGTTTGGAATATCTATCATTGCTTGAAGAACAACATGTAGAAAACAATGTAAAGATATTCTGCGAAAAACTAAAGCAGGCATATACAAAAGCAAAACTCTATCAGATATGTCAAAACAAAATGGATTTCTATCTGACGGATAAAACTGAAGTAATGAATCCAACTGAATTGGTAGAAAGTTTAGAAACTGATTTGAGTGAATTAACTACAAAAGTTCAGAAGGTTACAGAAGTATATAAGATGGGAAGTTCTGCAGAAGAAATATTAAAACTTCGTGCAGAGAATCCAAATGCAGTGCCGGGATTGGAAGTTGGTTGGACTAAGTTTGATTATTATACAAATGGTGGACAGCCCGGCGATCTGATTATGTTGTGCGCTAGAGCTAAAACAGGCAAATCAACAATACTTACAAATTGGGCAGTTAAACTGGCAATTAAAGATAAGATTCCAATTCTCTATTTTGATACTGAGATGAGTCAGAGAGAACAAGAAGATAGAATATTGAGTATTCTGTCGGGTGTTCCTCATAAGGAAATAGTATCAGGAATGTACGTTTTAGATACAGAGAATGGTAAAGCTGAGGATAAAGTAAAAAAATTAAAAGAAGCTATAGCGATGTTGAATGAAGGTAATTACTACCACATTTATATGCCGAACTTTACTATTGATAAGATTAATGCCGTTGCAAAGAAGATGAAATTGCAACATGGAATTCAGGCAATCTTTTTTGATTATTTGAAGTTTCCATCTTCACAAATGGGCGCTTTAAAGAATGCTCAGGAGTGGCAAATGTTAGGTTTCATTGCTTCTGGTTTGAAGGATTTAGCAGGAACATTGAAAGTGCCGGTATACAGTGCCTGTCAGGAAAATAGGTTATCTCCCAAGGATACAAAGAAAGATGAAACAAACGTAGGTGGTAGTGACAGGATACTGCAGTTGGCTACTAAGTTAATATTCTTGATGAACAAACCAGAAGAGGAAGTGATTAAGGAGGGCAGTATAAATGGTAATCAATACTTATATATTGCATATCAGAGAAATGGGGAAAGTGACTGCCCTCCGATAAATGTATTTTTTGATAGACCGAGGTGCACTCAGAAGGAGGTATAGAGGATGACGAAAACAGAACAAAATAAAATGATTATTGAACATATTGAAACTATTTTAAGCAACAGAGGAAGTGACCAGATTTACACGATTACTATTGATGTTCATGGTGATATTGGTGCAATTATTAAAGTTGAAGTTGATTCCATGTACGAAGAAGAAGAATGTTGTAATGACTGTGTAGAATGTTGCGACAGTGATATTGAAGCTGTTGTTACTTATCTGAAGAGCAGAGGCTATGACTGCAAAATCATTGACCACAGAGACTCTAAAGGAATCAATTAATCCTGAAACGTTATTATCGTATTACGGATTTAAACACATCCGTAATTACGGTGATACGTTAAGAGCTTGCTGTGCGATCCACGGTGGTGACAATGAAACTGGCTTCGTATGGAATCTTTCAAATAACTTATGGTTTTGTTACACAGGTGACTGTGGAGGTGGTGATGCCTATGATTTGGTAATGAAGATGGAAAATGTAGACTTCAAAACCGCAGTAAGTAGAATTGCGGAGATTGCTGGCATAGATATAAGTGAAGTCGATTTCCATCAGAGATTTGATGTTATCAACGAGCAGCATAAGTGGTTAGAACGTCAAAAGAAAAAATCCATTCTAAATAACAATTCTGAATTCCATAACGAAATACCGCATAAAAAATATTTAATCAATGAAATAGAAGAAAATAGTATCTCCTTACGATTCAAACCAGAAACATTCAATTATTATAATTCATACTTCGCAAGAATTTACCCTACTAAGGAAAAGTTATATGAAAATAAACTAGTGATACCGCTAATGAAAAATGAGATCCAGTGCGGTGTCGCTTTAAGAGATTTTTCTGGTTATTCAAAGCCGAAATGGCTATACGTTCCGAAAGGAATGAAAATAGGAAATATCCTATACAATTACGATAAAGCGTTGGACTTTGTTGAAGAATATGGATTAGATGAATTGATATTAGTGGAGGGAATTTTCGATGTATGGGCATACCATGAAGCTGGCATTGATAATGCTGTGTGTGTATTTGGTTCAAGCTTATCTGAGACACAAAGCAGGCTGATATTGAAGACGGGATTGAATGTGACTCTCTCTTTCGACAATGATGAAGCTGGAAACAGATGCACAGAAAAAGTAAAAAAGATGCTTAAAAACAAAACAGAAATTAAGCAGATATACATTCCATCAGGATGCGATCCATGTGACGTAGATAGGGATGTACTTAAATCGTTATATCTAAAAAGAAAATAAAACTTTTATCTTATTTATCTCATTTTTTATAAACACCAAAGAATCTCAAGGGGGTTTATCCCCCTTTATATGCACCTATAGTTTAATGGTAAAATCACAGTTTTGTACTCTGTAGTTCTAGGTTCGATTCCTAGTAGGTGCTCCAAGTCCATCTGCCATGTGTAGAGAGGATTCCTTTAGACGAAGAGAAAGTAGCTGACCATGGAGGCGAAAATCTTCGTCTTCTGTAGCGGTTTGGTGAAGTTAGGTTAACACACATGACTTTGACTCATGCATTCGCAGGTTCAAATCCTGCAACCGCTGCCAATATGGGGAAGTAGCTCAATGGTAGAGCAATCGGCTGTTAACCGATAGGTTGTAGGTTCGAGTCCTATCTTTCCCGCCAACATGGAAGGATGAGCGAGTGGCTTAAGCAGATAGTCTTGAAAACTATCAGACATTATGTCTCGTAGGTTCGAATCCTACTCCTTCCGCCAAACCATTTTTCTAGGAGGTGAATAATGCAATTTCCCGGACATCTGCATGTACATTCTGAATACTCGCCCCTAGATGGACTAGCGAGTATAGAAGAATTAGTGCAAAAGGCGAAAGAACTAGGTCAGTCATTCATAGCAATAACAGACCACGGAAGTTCTTCAGGACTTTATGAGTGCTATGATTTGAGTAAAAAATATGACATCAAGATTCTTCTTGGAGAGGAATTCTATTATGCCAATCCAGAAGAATTGAAGAATGGTCATTTGATACTCATAGCTAAAAATGAAATAGGGTTGAAAAACCTATTCACACTTCAAACCAAGGCAATTGATAATTTCTATTACAAACCTAGAATTACTCTTGATTTGTTGGCTGAATATCATGAAGGTTTGATATGTACAACCGCCTGTATAGCCAATCAGGTAGGTCAATACATATTAAGAGATGAAACTCATTTGGCACTCAACCACATGATAGAGTTGCGCAATATCTTCGGTGAAGATTTCTATGTAGAGACTCAATCTTCTACTTCCCCAGACGTTATCAAGGTAAATAAGAAGTTGATTGAACTGTGTAATTCCTACGACTTCAAACCAATAATAACGAATGATGTTCATTACGTAAATAAAAGCGATTATAAGATACATGAGGTTTTACTCTGCATTCAGCAGGTAAAGAAGATGTATGATGAGAAGCGCTGGAAGTTTGAGCAGAATGATTTTTGGTTGAAATCAGGAAGTGAGATGGAGGAATACATAGATTATTTTCCAGATGAATTTATTGAAAAGTGTTATAGAAACCTCAATGAAATTGCTGAAAAGTGTGATGGTGAATTAAAACTTCAAAGCGGAAACTTCCTACCTAAATTCTGTGATACTCCAGAAGAAGAGAATGACCAGTTATCTGCACTTGTCTGGCAAGGCTATCTGAAAGGTAAAGTGGCAAACCGTAAAGAGAATAATGAATCATTCAAAAACGATTTGCTGAAAGAACTTAATGTAATAGCTGAAACTGGATATAGTGGTTATTTTCTTATCGTCCATGAATATATTAATTGGGCTAGAGAGAACGGAATATTAGTAGGAGATGGAAGAGGAAGCGGTGCAGGATGTAAGGTTGCTTACACCATTGGTATTACAGATGTAAATCCGCAGAAATATAATCTGTTGTTCGAAAGATTCCTATCGCCCGGAAGAGAACCAGATTTTGACGTAGATTTCTCTGATACTAATGCAGTATTCAAACACTTACAAGATGTATATGGTAAAGAGAATGTTGCAAGAGTAGGAGCATTCAGTAGATTTACTGCAAAATCAGCTATAAGGAAAGTCATGAGTGTATTCGGTTTTTCAATGGCTGAGATTGCAGAGGTAGTAGCAATGCTGCCTAATAGGTTGAATTTTACATTAGAAGAAGCTCTAAGAGAAAGTAAAGATTTAAGAGACTTCTTTGAAAACCACATAGACTTACTGGAGTACGTTAAAGCTTTCGAAGGGAAGCTGGAACATTTCTCTACTCATGCAGGTGGAGTCATTATTTGTGATGGTTTAACTGAAATGCTACCGATTATACCAGATAAAGATGATAGAGAAAAAATGATTGTTGCTCTGGATAAAAAGGTATTAGAAAAGTTAGGTCATTATAAATTTGATGTGTTGGGTCTGAAAGCTTTGACTCTGATGGAAAACATATTGGAGTACACAGGACATATTGATTGGCACTCTGTGGACTTCGAAGATCCTCTCGTATATCAAGATTTAAGACGGGGTGACGTTCTGGGAGTATTCCAATTAGCAGACCAAAGAGAAAAGGTATTAGAACAACAGCCTGAAACATTCGAAGATTTAATAGCCATCAACGCACTCATAAGACCGGGAGTTTGTGATTGGAACGAGTATTTATATGCAAGACGTAATCACACACAATCGAATCTTCCTGACTACATGGATTGTACCCATGGACTCATAGTCTATCAAGATCAATACTTACAACTGGCACAAACTTATGCTGGTTGGGGAATTGCATATTCAGATAAACACATCAGAAAGAATAAAGATATTCTGCATGATGATGAATTGAGAGAAAAATGGTTAAAAGATACAGGTGGTATGGAAGACCTTTGGAATAAGATATGTGAGGTCGTTTCAGGAGGCTACGGATTCAACAGAGCACACTCAACCTCCTATGCAGTTCTGTCATTCCAAACAGCCTACATGAAGCATTATTATCCAAAGGAATTCTATGCAGCCTATCTTACAAGAAACGTGGGCGATAGTGTAAAAGTCCACGAAGCAATTAAAGAAGCTAAAAACAGAGGTTTAAAAATTATTCCACCCGACATTAATGAGAGTACTGATAAGTTTGTTCCGACAGATGAAGGTATTATGATGAGTCTTACGTCTATTAAAGGGATTGGAGAGAGTGTCGTTAAAGAGGTTGAAAGACTCAAACCAATAGAAAGTGCTTCTGATTTGAATGAAAGAAGAACTAAACGCTTCATCAAAAAGAACAATCTTGTCAATCTCATTAAGGCAGGGTGCTTTAAAGAAGCTTCTAGAAACGAATTGCTAAAAGAAGTCTGCGACATTGATGAGAATGTCCCGGACTACATTCATGACAGAGATGTTTTTGATTTCTATATTTCCGAATCACCATTCAGTAAATTCGAAACCAAACCATTCCAAGATTATAACAATGGAGAATATGTAATAACAGTCTTAATGCCGATTGATATTGCAGTTCGTAAAGATAGGAAGGGCAATGATATGGCGTTTATTCAGGCTATCAATGATACAGATAATGTAAAGCTGATAGTATTCTCTTCGGTTTGGAAGAAATCAGAAATCAAAGAAAACAGTCTGTTACTCATAAAGGGGAAAAAGGATAAAGGGAATTTAATTGTTAATTCTGCTGAACCTATATAGAGGTAATAAGAATGAGTAACATGGATGATAACATTAAAAGTTATGAAGGACTCGTTAGAAGAGTAATAACACAACATTTCCCTAGTAAGAAATATGATGATGATGTATATCAGGCAGGTCTTATTGGTTTGTGGAAAGCACTCAAATCAGAGAAAGAATATGAGAATTTTCCAGCCTTCGCAGCCAAGTGCATCAAGAATGAAATCATCAGAGAATTAAAAAAGAATGTCCATACAGAATTAGTATTCCAGATTGAAGATGGAGATAGGATATACGGAGCTGTAGAAGAAACAGATAGTATATTTAAACTCGTCTCAATCAGCGAATACATTTCTGGTTTGGATGAAAGAAATAAAATAATTCTTGAGATGACAAAGCAAGGAAAAACAATAAAAGAAATTGCCGGAACATTGAGAGTTTCTGTGGGTAAAGTTCATGCTGAATTAAAGCAAATGAAGAAAGACTTTAAGAGCTTGTGTTATTAGGAGGGTTTATGTATTGTAATTCATGTATAAAAAAGATACCTGTAGATCAGGTAACACACTGCGCTCAGTGCGGAGTCCCCCTCTGTAAAAAGTGTGCAAATCATTGTTTGGTTTGCGGTAAAGAGTTATGTGATACCTGTTATAAAGACAATCATTATAAATGCGAAGAATGTTACAAACCAGATGATACTTTCTCAGTAATTAGACGGTCGCATATTGAACAGTATGCTGGCTGTCCATACTCGTTATACCTTCAGTTGATTTTAGGTATCGAACCGCCAATGGGTAAACATGCTGAATTGGGTGTCATCGTTCATGAGTTGATTGATAAGCTAAGTGAATATGATTATACATTGAATGAAGCTATCAATGAAATGATGGGTCGTATTAATGATTGGAATCTTAGTACTGATGATGAGTACTCCATCATTACAATGGATTTAGAGAAAACAGGAAAAGAATGTCTTGAAAACTTCTGGACGATTAAAGATAGTTTTCAACCTAACTTCAAATCAGAATATAACATTAAATATTCTATTGATGATGATTTGCCTATGATTAGTTGTACATTAGACAGAATCGAATGGCATGGGAAAGACATTCATATCCACGATTGGAAGACAGGCAAACCAATGAGCGGAAAGAAATTGGTTACTGATTTGCAACCGCCATTATACCTGTATGCCGTGTACAAGGAATTTGGTGAAATGCCAAAAACATTCAACCTTCATTATCTCCATCCGAATAAGCATCTGACTTATAAGTGGATGGGCGGAATGATATATCAGGTTGAAACTACTAGAAACACTTATACGCTGGATGTAAATGAAGCATTAGATCGAACCAAGAAAATGTTAAAGGCAATCAAGAATAATGAGTTTGATATGCCGAATGATATTAAAGTGGCATGGAGATGCAAGTCTATGTGTTGGTTTGGTTTAAGCGGTAAGTGTTCAGGTGTACAGAGCGAGCAATGGAAAGCATTAAATAAGAAATATGCGGAGGAAGAAAATGGGACGGAAGAAGAAAGTTGAAACAGAAGTTGAAGATTTAGAGCGAGAACCGCCTCAATATCCAAATCAAGTGTTAAAGGTAACTCTGCCTATTCCGCCATCAGTAAATCACATCTATCAGAACGTAGGTAGAGGAGCTAGAAGACTTACAACTGAAGCTGTTAAATATATTAAGACGGCTCAGGATATTGCTAAAAAACAAATCAGAAAACAAGGATGGAAGAAAGATAATAGAGCAGTATGGAGCGTTATGGATTTGTACTTTTATTTTCCTGATAAAAGGAGAAGAGATAGTCATAACTGTTTAAAACTACTTACTGACTGCATGGAAGGACTGTTATTCCATGATGATTATTTCTTACTTCCCCGTATCCAAGATGTACAGTTGGATAGGGAAAATCCACGTTTAGAAATTGTTTATTATCCAAAGAAGTATGAGGTGAAGAAATGAAAACAAATTATTACAGTATTTACGATGTAGATGTTTATTGCGAACCAGAGGTGTCAATTGAAGAAGCTAAGAAGTATGTTGAGTACGTGGAAAACGAACATAATAGAAAACTTGCCAGTCTTACTATTGACTTGGATGGTGATTTTGTTGATTTGTCTTATCAGTTTAAAGCCATACCTTTCGAACGTATTAGACGTATTACAGGGTACTTGGTAGGAACAATGGATAGATGGAATGAT